CTGTTGGCCCAGCAGAAGATGAAGCGATAGAGATGTACACAAAAGGGCGTCGAGCAACAATTGCTACTACACCAAGAGGGTTGTTAACAGATGAAGATGAAGAAGAAGATTTAAGATTTAGAACTAGAAGATCATTGTTGGCTGGATAACAAATGTTAATGAATAAAAAACAACCATCTAATATTGCTGGGCTTATGGGCAGAGATGCTATGCAACCAGCCTCAATGCCAGGCGTTGCAACAGTTGATCCTATAGAAAAAATGATGCAACGTGTTTCTGGTCGTACAGGCGGTAAAGTTTTAGAAGGCATTAAGATGAAAAAGCCAAGTCTAATGAACAGTTATAGGAATAAATAATGGCACAAGTTGATCCAGTAGTTGCACAGTTAGACAGGCGTTACCGCACATTACAGGGGCAAAGATCCAATTGGGAAAAGCATTGGCAAGAGCTAGCGGATTATATGCTGCCGCGAAAGGCAGATATTACAAAAAGGCGTACTCAAGGTGACAAGAGAACTGAATTAATATTCGATGGCACAGCTATACATGCGGTTGAATTACTTGCATCTAGCTTGCATGGTATGCTTACTTCGCCAAGTACGCCTTGGTTTTCTATGCGGTATCGTAATCCTGTATTGCAACGAAATGATATGGCAAACGAATGGCTAGAAGTATGTACCGATCAAATGTATCAGGCGTTCAATCGCTCTAACTTCCAACAAGAAATACACGAGCTGTATTATGACCTAGTGGTTTTTGGTACAGGTGCGTTTTATGTTGAAAATGATGTGTCAGGTTTAAGATTTGCATGTCGGCATATTGCAGAGATTTGTATATCAGAAGATCCAAATGGCAGAGTAGATACGATTTATCGTAAGTTTAAATTAAGTGCTCGTGCTATAAAAATGCAGTTTCCTAATACAATGCTGCCTCAAGCTGTAGAAAAAGATGCAGAAAAAGATCCGTATAAGGAGCATGACGTTATACACGCTGTATTTCCGCGTAGCGAAACAAAAGGTAAGTTTGCGAAAGACAAGCCTATAGCGTCTGTATATTATTTGGCAGATGGATTGGGGCTGCTATCTGAAGGTGGCTTTGATGATTTTCCGTTTATGATACCGCGTTTTGTTAAAGACAGCGTTAGCCAATACGGTAGGTCTCCAGCAATGACTGCACTGCCTGATGTTAAGATGCTAAATAAAATGTCAGAAACGACAATTAAAGCAGCGCAAAAACAGATTGACCCACCACTGATGGTTCCTGATGATGGGTTTATGCTGCCTGTAAGAACAACACCGGGATCTTTGAATTTTTATCGATCAGGGACAAGAGATAGACTAGAGCCGTTAAATATCGGAGCAAACAATCCGTTAGGTTTAAACATGGAAGAGCAAAGACGTAATGCAATNCGTCAGGCTTTTTATGTTGATCAGTTGCTGTTAGGGCAAGGGCCAACAATGACAGCAACGGAAGTATTGCAGCGGAACGAAGAGAAAATGAGACTGTTAGGGCCAGTCCTCGGGCGGTTACAAGCAGAATTGCTCCAACCATTAATCTCACGTTCTTTTGCATTGCTCCTCGGTAGCGGTCTCCTCCCACCAGCTCCCGAGGAGCTACAAGGACAAGATATTGATATTGAATACGTATCGCCTCTTGCAAAAGCGCAGAAGCTTACAGATCTACAAGCTATGTTACGTGGCTTTGAAATACTATTACAAGTTGGGCAAGTTGCTCCTGTTACTGATTATCTTGATGGGGATAAGATGGTGCAGTACTTGGTTGAAACGGCTGGCTTACCAGCAAGAGTTATAAAGAGCACTGAGGAAGTAGAGCAAGTAAGGCGGCAACAGCAAGAGGCACAAGCAAGGCAGCAAGCTTTAGAGCAGCAGATGGTTCAAGCAGAGCAAGCTAATAAAGTTGCGCCATTTATAAAAGCACAAGCAGCGGTGGCTGAAGAATGAATAAGTTAGAAGAATTAAAATTAGCTTACAGGCGTACTTTTAACACTGAAGACGGTCAAAGAGTGCTTGAGGACTTGCAAAATAGATTTTGGTTTAAGACCACTACGTTTTCTGGCGATCCATATGAACAAACATTTAACGAAGGACAACGAGCAACTATTATGCAAATCGTCAGAATGTTGTCCGAAGAGAAGGAAATAAAATGAGCGAAGAGGCAATCCAGGATACTGGATCTCAAGAAGCTGTAGCAGCGGAGGTGGCTCCAGTTAGCTTTCATGAAAGTTTAGCAGAAGATTTGCGTAATGAGCCATCATTGCGTAAATTTACTGATACTAATTCATTAGCAAAAAGTTATGTAAACGCCCAAAGAATGATTGGCGCTGACAAAATTGCTTTACCGGGAAAACATGCAACACCTGATGAGTGGCGAAATGTTTATACAAAACTAGGAGCGCCAGAAAGCGCTGATGGTTATGATTTTACAAAAATAGAAGGTTTAAATGATACTGTAGCAAATAGCCTTCGTCAAAAAGCTTACGAAGCTGGATTAACTGTAAATCAGGCAAATCAACTTGCTACACATTTTGCAGATCAAGAAAATGGGTTTAGGGATCTAAGAACGCAACAAGCCGAAGAAGCCCGGCAAGCTGGTATTGAAGAATTGCAAAAAGAATACGGCAAGGCATTTGATCAAAGGTTAGAATTAGCTCAAACTGCGGCTAGAACATTTTTAGGTGGCACAGAGCTGTTTGATAGTATAGAATTGGCAGATGGACGATTATTAGGAGATGTTCCTGAGATTGTAAAAATGTTTGCTAGTTTAGGTGAGCAGATAGGCGAAGATAAACTAGTAGGCGAACCAACGGAATTAGTGATGACACCAGAAGAGGCTCAAAGGCAAATTGACGAATTAACATTGCCTACAAGCCCATATTGGGATAAAAATCATCCTAACAAAGATAAGATAGTTGATGAGGTGTTAAGGCTCAGAGAATATCTTTAGTGGATAACCGAAAGGCCCACAACGTCAAGCTTGTGAGACAAGCGGAGTAGCTGCCCCAAGCAGTAGCACGGCCCCATAAGGGATAACCAAGCGCAGCAAACTTTAATTGAAACTGTAAAGGAGAGACGTATGTCTACTCAAATAACTACAGCTTTCGTGCAACAGTTTTCTGCAAACATCCAAATGCTATCACAGCAAATGGGTTCGTTGCTGCGTGATGCAGTAGATGTAGAAAGCGTGAATGGCGAGAAAGCTTTCTTTGACCAAGTGGGTGCAGCATCTGCTGTCCTACGTACTTCGCGCCATGCGGATACGCCATTGGTGGACACACCACATAGCAGACGTATGGTAACAATGTCAGATTATGAGTACGCTGACTTGATCGATGATCAAGACAAAGTGCGTTTACTTGCTGATCCGACTTCAACCTACAGCCGTGCAGCTGCTGCTGCTATGGGTCGCGCTATGGATGATGTTATCATTACAGCGGCTCTTGGCACTGCAAACACTGGTAAAGAGGGTGCTACTTCTACAGCGCTCCCATCAACCCAGAAAGTTGCTCATGGATCTGCTGGATTGACAATAGCAAAGCTTCTAAGCGCTAAAGAGATCTTAGATGCAAACTCTGTTGATCCGTCAATCACACGGCATATTGTTGTGTCACCAAAGCAAATCTCTGATTTGTTAAACAACACAACAGTAACTTCATCCGACTTCAACACAGTCAAAGCGTTGGCACAAGGTGAGCTAAACACATTTGTTGGCTTTAACTTTATCGTGTCAAATCGTTTGAACACTGATAGTAACAGTGACCGTCAGGTTATTGCGTTTGCTTCAGATGGCATCAAACTAGCTGTTGGTAAAGAGCCATCAGCTCGCATTGATGAACGTGCTGACAAGTCATATGCAACCCAAGTCTACTACTGCCAATCTGTCGGTGCTACTCGCATGGAAGAGGAAAAAGTAGTAGAAATAGCTTGTAACGAATAAGGAGACTGAAAAATGGCTACTGTTTATTCGACACAGCGAACTAATTCACGCGCTACTCCAGCCGTGATGAACAAAGCAAATGAGCTAAGTGGACGTATCCGCGTTGCTCATGGCACATACGAAGCATCTTCATTAGCGTCTGGTGACGTTATTGAAATGTTTATCTTACCTGATGGCGCAAGATTGCTAGAAGGATCACTTGCACATGATGCAATGGGTTCATCTACAACTTTGTCAGTTGGTTATGCTGCACACACAGACGCTGACGGTTC